GCGTCGGGGCGGGCGCCATCGGGACCACCTTCGGCGCGGCGCCCATCGGCGCGGAGCGCGTCGGTGCGGCCCTTGGGCGCGGCCCCGCCACGGTCAGCGCGGAGCGCTTGGGGACGACCTTTGCGCCCGAGCGTATCGCCGCGCGTGACATCGGTGCGTCGCTTGCAGGCGGACCTTCGCGCATCTCTGCCGGCCGCGTCGGGGCGCAGTTTGCGCCCGAGCGTGTGGCTGCGGGTCAGCTCGGGACCACCTTCGCCGCGCGCGATGTGGGCGCGCCGGGCGCTGCGCCGATGGCGCAGGGCGCGTCGGTGCTGGGGCGTGACATCGGCGAGTACATGAACCCATACGAGCGCCAGGTCATCGAGGCCGGGCTCGGCGACATCAGCCGTGCCGAGGAGCAGGCACGCGGCGGGCGCGCCGCGCGCGCCACCGCCGCCCGTGCCTTCGGCGGCTCGCGCGCCGCGATCGAGGAGGGCATCGCCGCAGGTGAAGCCGCCCGCGAGCGTAACCGCTTCGTGGCAGAGCAGCGCGCGCAGGGCTTCCGCGAGGCGTCGGCGCAGCGTGAGGCAGATGTTGGCCGCCAGCAGCAGGCTGGACTCAGCAACCAGGCGGCGGCGCAGCAGGTGATGGAGCTCGCCCAGCGCGGGCAGATCACGAACCAGCAGCGCGACCTCGAGCTCTCGCGGCTTGGCCTTACCGCCGGGCAGGCGAACATCGACGCACAGATGCGCGCCGCGCTCGCCAACCAGCAGGCGCAGCAGGACGCGCAGCGGCTTGGGCTCACGGCCGAGACGACGAACGTCCAGGCGGCGCTTGAGGCCGAGCGCGCCAATCAGGCCGCGGCGCAGCAGTACATGCAAATGGGGCTCTCCGCAGAAGAGGCAAACCAGCGCGCACAGATGGACGCGGCGACGCGCAACCAAGCCGCTGGGCAGGAGGCGCAGCGATTGGGGCTCACCGCCGGGCAGTTCAACGTCGAGCAGCAGATGCGCGCCGGGCTCGCCAACCAGCAGGCGCAGCAGGACTACATGCGGATGGGCCTGTCGGCAGAGGAGGCGAACCAGCGCGCCATGCTCGACGCATCTGGTCGCAACCAGCAGGCGGAGCTTGAGGCGCAGCGCCTGGGGATGACCGCGCAGCAGTTCAACGAGCAGCAGCAGATGGAGGCCGCGCGCGCGAACCAGGGCGCCGGCTTGCAGGGCGCAGAGTTCCGGCTTGGAGCCGGGCGCGACCTGGCGGGCTACGGCCAGACGGCGCTCGAGAACCGCTACGGGGCGGGGCGGGCGATGATGGGCCTCGGAACGCAGCAGCAGAACCTCTACCAGCAGTTCCTTAACGCGCAGCGCGAGGAGGACCTCCGCCGGCAGGAGTTCCCGCTGCGGCAGCTCGCGATCCGGCAGGGCGCGGTGTCGGCGTCGCCGATGAACGTCACCAACACCGGCACCGTCACGGCGCGGCCGTCCTATTGGGAAATGGCTCAAAAGGTCTTCGGCTCCGACGAGGACATGAAGCGCGACGTGCGCGACATCAAGAATCCGCTCGACAAGGTGCGCCGCCTCAAGGGCATCGAGTTCGAGTGGGAGAACGGATACGGCGAGAACGAGGGCGAGGACAGGGGCGGCGAGGAGGACATGGGCATGTCGGCCCAGTCCGTCGAGCGCGCCATGCCCGAGGCTGTCTCGCGGCGCGAGTCGGACAACATGCGCCAGTACGATCTGCCGCAAGTGGTCGGGCTGCTCACCGAGGCCGTGAAGGAACTCGACCGCAAGGTCAGCAAGAGGAAAGGCTAATGGACCCGATCATGCAGGCAATCATGGCGTCTCTCAAGAGCGGTGGTTCAGGAACGGCCGGCCCGGCCGCCTCGACGTTCTCGTTCGGGAACATCCTCAAGAACCTCAAGAAGAAGCCCTCCGATGAGGAGGTGGACTTGAGCAGCTTCATCGACCGCCCCAAGATCGAGCGCGGCACCATGACCGGGGCCGCGACGCAGTACGACCCGCGCCGCATCTACGGCGGCCTCTATGACCTATACGGCGGCCGGCGCGTGCGCGGCGGCCTCCTCGGAGACTGACATGGCAGAGACGACCAGATTCCAGCGCTTCATCGGCGGCCTCTTGGGCGAGAACCTCGAGGGCATGACCGAGGAGCAGCGCCGACGGCTCACCCGCGAGGGGACCACCTCGGCCATTCTCGGGATGTTGAGCGGCTCCGGCCTCATCGGCGGCCTCGAGGCATACGGCGAGCGGCGCAAGAAGTCGGCCGCGGAGGGCGAAACCGCCCGCCGCCAAGCCGCCGCCGAGGCGCTGATGCCGCAGGTGGTGGGGCGTCTATTTGGTGGCCCTGCCGGGCGGCTCGAGAGCCTCCCTGGCGGCGAGGGCGGCGAGCTGACCTCGCGGTACCGCCAAGACCCGCGCGGCGCTATGGCGGCCCTCTACGGCTCCCAGGCGGGGCGCGACCTAGCCCAGATGGCGCCGGATCTCGCCAAGCTCGCCACCGAGGGCACTCTCGGGAGCATCGTCGGCGGCTCGGTCGTCAATCGACTGACCGGCAAAGTTACGACGCCGGCCAAGGCGCCCGAGGCCAAGACCCCGGTGCGCGAGGTGGACCTCGGCGGGCAGGTCATCGTGTACTTCAACGACGGCACCACGCAGACGTTCCCGAAGGGGATGGCGCCCGGTGCGCGCGCGGCGGGAGGCGGTGGCGGTGCGCCGCAGGCAACCACGCCCGGGGCCCTACCGGCTGCCGGCGCTGCGCCCGCCGTTCCCGGCTTCAGCTTCCCGCAGGGCGACTTCCCAAAGCTGACGGAAGGAGAGGAAAAGTCGCGCTTTTACACCACGACGATGGTCAGCTCTTTGCCCGTGATGGCTGAAGTTTTGAGGTCTGGATACAAGCCGACCCAGCGCGATAAGGCCGCCGCAGGGCCGCCATCTGAGGGTGTTTTGGGTGGCCTTTCCAATACACTTGTGCCGCGCAGCTTTGCAACTCCAGAGGGCCGTCGATTCTATACCGAGGGCCGCAAGGTCTTGGCGGCCATTCTGCGCAAAGAATCCGGCGCGGCGATTACCGACGACGAGTGGACCAACTATGGCCCGATTTATCTTCCTTGGCCGGGTGATACAGAAGAAGACATCAAGTTGAAAATGCAGTCCCTTGACCAGCAAATTTTGAACATGGCTATGGGGTCTGGCAAGGCATTCCAATACTTCACGCCTCCGCCGCCTTCAGTAATCAGCCGCGAACCAAATCAAGACGGGATAATCGACCTTCCCTCACCGACTCGTCGGAGATAAAAATGCCGAAGTACAGAATAGATGGAGAGATTTACGAAGCCGCGACGCCAGAAGAGGCGTATCGGCAACACGCTAAAAAAATCTCTCCGGGAATGATCTCGGGCGTGGCCCAGCAGTTCACCCAAGGCATGAGCTTGGGCGGCGCGGACGAATTGCAGGCCGCCATTGAGGCTGCTGCAGGCGGCGACTACCGCGCCTCTCTCGAGAGGCAGCGTCGTGAGCGTGAGGCGTTCCAATCGCAGAACCCCTACATCTCTGCCGCGGCCACCGGGCTAGGCGCCGTGACCCCGGTCGTAATGTCGACGCTCGGTGGCACGCTCGCAGCCCCAGGCCCTGGCACGATTGCGGCCGGCGGCGCGGCTGGTGGTCGCGCCCTGCAGCTCACGATGAACGCGCTCTACGGCGGCGGGGCGCCGGCGCGGAGCGTGCAGACCGTCGGGCAGGCCGTGCGGGAGGGCGCGCGCGTCGGAACCGTCCCCGGCATTTTGGCTGGCGGCCTCACGGCCAACCCGGACGAGCGCACGGCGGGCGCGGCGTTTGGCGGCCTGTTGGGCGCCGGCATCGGCGGCACAGTCGGCGGCGGGATGCAGTCCGTTGCCAGCCTGTCCGACTTGGCATCCCCGTATCTGAAGCGCGTCACGGACGCCCTCGGCCTCGGCAGAAGCGGCGTGTCGCCGATGGCTCCGCTCACGCCGGAGGCCAGCTCAATGGCGCCGATTACGGCCGCAGAGGCGAAAATCTTAAGGGCGATGGAAGCCGGAGGCGTATCACCGGATGTTGCCGCAATGCAGCTGGAGCAGTCACGCCGGCTGGGCGTGCCACTCGGCCTTGTGGACGTGGGCGGCCAGCCCGTGCAGCGCCTCGCGCGCGGGGTGCGCACGCTCCCCGGCGAGGGCAGCGCCATCATCCAAGGCGAGCTGGAGCGGCGCGCTGCGGCGCAGCCCGGTCGCGTGGTGAGCATGGTAGAGCGCGCCACGGGCAGAAAGAGCACGGGCAACGCCGAGGCGCGCGCGGATGAGTTGATCACGCAAGCCCGCGCAGAGTCTGCGCCCTTCTACGGCCAGCTCGAGGGGCTGCCGCCGCTCTCTGAGCCGCAACTTCTGTCCCTGTTCGACATCCCTCGCGTGCGCGACATCGTGCGCAGAAGCGAAGCCGCAAGGCGCGGGTGGGGCGGCTCCGTGGACCCGCTGTACGATGACGCCGGTGCTTTGCGGCGACTTCCGACGTTCCGAGATGTTGACCGCATCAAGCAAAACCTCGACGAAATTCTGAAGCCGCAGTTCCAGATGGGGCCGCGCCCGGCGGACTCAGTAACCATAGACACGCGAGAGGAGCGCAACATCGTAGACGCCCTGCGTCGGCAGTTGCTTTCCGCCGCAGATGTTTCCCCTGGTGGGGACATCTACTCAAGCGCACGCGCAAGTTACGCCAGCCCAGCACAGGCGCGGGAAGCATTGGAGGCCGGCGCGCAATTCCCGCAGGCATCCCTGCAGGATGTCATCGCCATGACGCGCACGGCATCGCCTGCGCAGCGCAAGTGGTACCAGCGCGGCGTGACCGAGGCGCTGCGCGAGAACATTGAGGGTATGCCAGACATCGTGTCGCAGCCCAATGTCCTGCGCGCCGTAGCGGGAAGCCCCGCCGCGCGTGCGAAACTCGAGGCGGCCACGCCGGAAAGGAGACGAGCTGCCCTACAGGGTCGCATAGCCGCCGAGAGAACCGCAGCGCAGACCAATGCATTCCTGCGAGGCAACTCGCAGACCGCTGAAAAGTTGGCAGAGGCGACAGACACGGCGGTCGATACGATGGCTGATGTCGCTACTAGCGGAGTTCTTCAGAATTTGGTGCGCGGGGTTAAGTCTGCATATGACAGGGTGATTTCTGGCGTGAACGAAAACACGCGCGCCGAGATTGCCAGGCAGTTGACCAACTTCGACAACCCGGCGGCGCAGCGCGATTTTTTGAATCGGCTGGCGCGCCTCAAGGCAAAGGGAGATCTTAGGGCGCAAGATGTGGCCGCTACATCCAGATCTATGGCTGCTGGAACGCAGGCCGCCGGTCCCGGCTTGTTAAGCCCAGAGGATTAAGGCTAAACTCGCCGCACCTCAAAAGGGAGGCGATATATCGTGCCACCCCGTCGTGACCGCCACTCCCGGCTGCAGATCCCGCGTCGGTTCCAGCTGCACGGCCACGAGGTCACGGTGCGGATCATCCCGCGCACCCGGTGGCCGCACTCGATGGATACCGTCGGGATGTACGACCCGACCCGTCACCGCATCGACCTGCGCGGCGATCTGGGCGACACCGAGCTCCAGCAGGCCTTCTGCCACGAGTGGGCCCATGCCCTGCTCTGCGAGATGAATCACCCGCTAAACGACGACGAGGTATTCGTGGACAACTTGGCGAGCCTACTGCACCAGTCCCTGACGACCTTTGACTGGGACGCCAAGCCATGATGACCGCATCCGACCAAGACTTCATCGCGGCATGGCAGCGACTCAAGCGACCCGCAGATGTAGCAAAGGCGCTCGACCTATCAATCCGGCAAGTGTTCACGCGCCGCCGATCGCTCGAGACGAAGCACGGCATCGTGCTCGAATCTGAAAACAGCAGGGCCTGTACCGAGAACACGCGAGGCCCGTCGGGCGCCGCCTTCCGCGCCAGCAAGCTCGCCGCCGAGCGGGCGGTTAAGTACGAGGGCGAAATGCACGACACCATCGAGGATGGCGTGGTGCTGGTGGCGAGTGATTGCCACTACTGGCCCGGCGTCGTCACCGTCGCGCACGAGGCATTCTGTCGGCTCACCAAGACGCTAAAGCCCGAGATGGTCATCCTCAACGGCGACATCTTGGACGGCGCTCGCATCAGCCGCCACCCGCGGATCATGTGGGAGCAGCAGCCGCAGCTCAAGGACGAGATCCATACCGTCCAAGATCGCTGTGCTGAGATCGCCCGAGCGGCAGGCTCGGCCAAGCTGGTGCGCACAATCGGCAACCACGACGCGCGGTTTGAGAACTACCTCTCCGGCCGGGTCGCTGAGGTTGAGGGGATGCCTGGCACGACGCTGCTCGACTTCCTGCCGTCATGGCGCGCCGGCTGGGCGCTGCACTTGAACGCCAAGACGGACGGCTGGGTCTGCGTCCGGCATCGCCCGGTCAATGGCGGCATCCACGCGGCCTACAACAGCGCCCTGAAAAGCGGCGTGAGCTACGTCCACGGCCACCTCCACCAGCTCAAGGTCACGCCGTGGGGCGACTACCGAGGCAGGCGCTACGGCGTGGACACCGGCACGATGGCCGACATCACCGGCCCGCAGTTCACCTATGTCGAGGCGGGGCCGGTCAACTGGGCGTCAGGCTTTGCCGTGCTCACGTTTCGCGAAAAGCGAATGCTGCCGCCCGAGCTCTGTGTGGTCGAGGGCGGCAAGGCGTGGTTCCGGGGCGAGGCGGTCTAGCGCTCCCTCGGGTCCACGCCGGCCAGCATCGAGGCGTACCAGAGCATCTTCTTGGCGTCCTGCTCCACGGAATCCTTCAGCCCCAGTCGCCAGTTATATTTTGCCACTTGGCCGCGTAAGTACCCGCGAAACTCCGTCGGCGAGAGCTGCGCCTCGATGGCGTCGATGCACTCGATCTCGCCGGCCCTGTAGTGTGCCGGGTTAATGGGGTCGCTCATGTCATCACCTCCACAAGAAGCGCGCAGAACAGCAGGATGCCGATCGCCGCGATGATTGCGTCGCGCAGCAGCCGAAAGAAGGCGTCAAAGTCAGGCGGCTTTTCCATCGTCATCCTCCACGGCATCCTCGACGCGGGCGACGAGCTCCTCAAGCTCCTCGTCGCTGATCTGTTCCTGCCCGTGTAGTGCGCACCAGGCGGGGTCTGTGCGGCGCAGTGCGTCGCGGATCTCGGTCAGCAGGGCGAGGCTCACTTGCTCCCCCTCGCACGGATGGCCTGCCGCTCACGCCAACGCGCTATCAGTTCGACGATGATAGCGACGACGGCGAAAATTAAAGCACCGCCCCCAAAAATGTAGATGCCGACGATGACGATAGTTTCAATCATGTCTTGCTCCCCCTAATCCCGTGGAACCGCTCGGCGGCTTTCCATGCGCGGTCAAACTCGTCAAGCCACGGCGCACCGTATGTGGTGCGGTGCGTTGCAACAATCTGCTGCATCGTCGCAGGCTCCGGCTTGGCGGGCGGCTCCGCGAGCGCGGCGCGGGCTTCTCGAATTGCCTTCTCGTCCAACTTCAACCGCACTCCGGTGATGGTGTTGCTGTTTCCGGCGTTGTAGTGATAGAGCAGGCATTCAAGCATCTGCTCGGCAGCGCGGCGCAGGGTGATGTCGCTCACGGCTTCACCTCCTTGATCGCGTCGATGGCGCGTTGCGCGTAGTCGTCAGCCGCCGCAGCCCCCTCCGGCTCCTCCGCTGCATCTGCCGCCCACGACGCCCACCGCGCCGCTTCTGCCGCCGCAGACTCTTCGGGCGCGGCCCAGTAAGCCACCCGCGCCGCGTAATATGTCCGCTCCCGGCACATCGTCGGCCACGCCTTCGCATAGCCGCGTTTCGGCTCGTGCGCCTCCAGCGCCGCCCACATCTCTGCCTGTTTGTCGGTCACGGCTTCACCTCCTTCGGCCCAGAGCACTCGCCCGCCCACATCCGGGCGCAGCGGTTGTCGGTCAGGCAGTCGGGGTAGCCGCAGCCGGCACGCTGCCCGCGCACCAGCTTGAGCTCGGCGGCGTACGCCGCGCACCGCTCGAACAACTCCTTGCACTTCGCCCGGTACTCTGACTCCGAGTGCGCGCGCGCGAGCCAGTCGCGGTCCCAGTCGTCGAGTTCGATGGTCATGCCTGGTACCTCCTCACTAACGCCTCGACGGCAGCGGCGTTCCGCGCCGTCACCCATTCCCGATTCAGCTGCAGCGCCCGCGTCTTCCTGCCGAGCTCGAGCGCGATGCGTGACTTCGTGAAGCCCTCATCGAGCAGCCACTCGATCCGCTCCCAAGTGCGCTTGGCCGGGACCAGCGCGGCATCGCCGCGATAGGCAGGCGTCACCGCCAAGATCCGGCGCTCGGTTCGCGCTCGGATGCGCAGCTTTCGCTTGGTGCGGATGTCGGCGATGACCGACTCTGCAACGTCCGAGGCCGCGGCCACCATCCGGCGACCGACGCCCATTCGGGAGAGCGCGAGGATGTGACGCCGCGCCGAAGCAGCGTCGACGATGCCGTTCCAGTCGCCCGCGGCCCGGGCCGCCTGGCGCTCGCGCTCGTAGTCGCTGTTCGCGCGCCGGCAGTGAAAGCACTTGCACCCGCCGAGGTACCGCAGCCGATGTCCGTGCGGGCGGTCGGCGGCGAGCTCTGCGATAGGGCGCAGGCCGCGATCCTGCAGGCTCACTCTTGGTCCTCCGCGCTGTGCCACTCATTCTGCCGGCGCAAGAACTTCGGCCACTCCAGCGCAGCCGTGAAAGAGCGATCCTCGATGAGCAAATGGTTGGTCGGCTGCGCCGTAAACCGGCCGTTCTCGAGCTGCAGGAAATAGAACTCCTTGCTCTGCTCTGGGGCTGCGCTGAAGGCATCGCCGACCGGGGCCACGGTAAAAAGGTACATCCCGCGGCGCTCCGACTTGTCCTGCAAGCGCGCGCGGCAGTTCATGCTCTGCAGGAACGGGTATTCGATGGTAGAGAACTGGTACCCGTAGCAGTCCCAGGTCGCGGCCTGTGCCGGCGTCCACGGCTCGTCGACTTCATTGCGAGACGCGAGCTGGTGCAGCGGCACGTTGCGGTAGACCGCGCCGCACTCAAGCAGCACATGGCACCCGAAGGCGCGGCCGGGGAAGCTCGTGAGCCCAAACCAGACCGCCCGCAGCCAGCCGTGGTCGCCGATCGCGTTTGGCTCGACCCAGACATACTGGTGCGTAGGCAGCGGGCCGGCGTGTGTGTGTAGCGTCATAAGGTACCGGCTGTCTGGACGGGGCCGGGCTCCGAAGTGGGTGTCGCCAGACTCGAGGGTGGATCAGGCCGCTCTCTTCTTGAGCCTCTCGTTCAGGTCGTGCAGCGCCCGCAGGTGCAGGAACGCCGGCCACGCATCATCGTCCAGGGACGGGTAGAAGTGGTGGCCGAAGTCGCCGTTCTCCTTGCTGAACCGCAGCAGGTGGTACCCGCCGTCGATCCGGTTCCCGGTCGTCTCCTCGTAGGCCTTGGCATAGGCCGCCAGTTGGCACAGCATCTCCGGCCAGACCGAGTTCGAGGTCTTGAAGTCCCCGAGCACGAGCTTGCCGTCGAGGCGGCCGATGAAGTCCAGGGTGCCACCGTACCGGTGCGCCTCGGATATCACCTTCACCTCGCAGTCGATGATCTCGAGCTGCGTGCCCTTGCACCAGAACTCGAAGGCCGAGTACGCCGACGATGCGCGCGCGCGGAACGACACCGGGTCGGTGACGGTCTCGGCGGCGATGCTCTTCTCGAGCACCTCCACCGGGCTACCGCCCTTCACCCAGGCCTCGCACATGGCGTGGACGCACGTCCCGATGGCGAGGATGTCGTTGCCCTCGTACAGACCGCCCGGCGCGTCCTTGCCCTGCCCCTCCAGCAGCCCGTGCTCGCGGCCCTGCTTGTACGCCCAGTTGATGAGCGCCCCGGGGTCCTTGATCTTGAGGACCGTGGTGACGCTCGGGATCTTCTTCCCGTCGAGTGCCTTATAACCCTGTCTCGGTGTAGGCACGATCAGAACGCCAGGTCGTCGTCGGCAAAGTCCGACGCCAGCGCCGCGGGCGCGGCGGCAGGCTTCGGGGCCGCCTTCGGCGCGTCGACGATGCGGGCGGCGATCTTTTCCTGCATCCAGGTCGGGAGCTTGTCGAAGAGGGCGCCGTTCGGCTCGTCGGTCGAGTACACCAGCGCCTCGCCCTCCATCACCGGAGCCGGGATCGCCTTCGGCAGCGGCATGATGGACGTAAGGTTGGCATACGTGCGGTCGCCCTTGACGCTGTGCGTTATATTGATGAACGCCGGCTTGCCGCAGATCTTCGAGAGGTCGAACTTCTTGAGCTCCTCCGGCGTAAAGGCCCGGCCGCGCCACGAGGTCAGCAGCGCGTAGAGCGTGCTCTTCTCGTTGAGCGAGAGGCCGACGGTGCGCGAGATGACCGCCGGCAGGCTCTTGGTCTCGCCGTCCTTCGTGATCTCGACCCGGATCTCCGGTATCTGGAACCGCAGCACCACGGTCCTTTTTGGCGCAAACTGGCCGCCGGGTGACGGCTGGACGCCAAGGTCCACGACCATATCGCACACGGCCGCATAGGCACCCGCCTCAATCGGCTTGCGGGGCTCGAAACTGCCGCCAGGGGCGGCGCTAACAAACAGACTCATCGCTTCTCTCCTTCTTGGGTTGTTGAATCGACTCTTCGGATTTCGACCACGCCGTCGTGGCCTGTAAAAAGGGAAAGGCCGGAAAACTTGAGCGCCTGCGCCAGCTCGCCGACGCTGACGCCGACGAGGCGCGCGCGGGTCGGGGGGCTCACGTTGCCCGGGTACTCAAACTCAATCCGCAGGCCCATCGTCCGCTCCAAGCTCTTGTAGAAGTTGTCGACGGGGGCGCTCATACGAACCACCGCGAGTGCTTGTGCGGCTGCACGACGCGCGCGCGGCAGTTAGGGTGCGGCAACCGCTCGCGGCGGTCGCGTAGGCACGACCACGGCGCGGGGCGGGTCCACATAAAGAGCAGAAGGATGCCGAGCCAGATTGCGCAGACCAATACAAAGGCGACGCAGAAGGCGGTCTCAAGGGGAGTCATGCGGCCACCTGCACCGGCCAGATGCGGCCGTTATACGAGACCTTTGCGACCTCGACCTTGCACTCGCGGTCGGCGTAGACCGTGACGCCGTTGCCAAGGGCACGCGAACCGCCGCCGCCGTTCATCACGAGCGCGTCGCGGTAGTCGTCCCACCACACAGCAACCGCCTCAACCGATTCCGCTTGCTTAACGCTGCGGCCATGCTTGATATAAACCATGATGCGTCTCCTTCTATCGCTTCCGGTCGGCAACATCGCCGCCCGTGGAATGCATACTGCAACAGGCCGGGAGGGGTGTCAAGCCTTTCTTGAAAATATTTTTCAGCCGCCGCCCTTGCCGCCTCAAGGCGCACTTGCTACCCTCCCGGCGCTATGCCTAAACCCAAAGTCCAGCCGCCACACGCGGCGCTACTCCACGCGGTCGCCCAGGCGGGCGGACAGACCGCGCTGGCCCGTAAACTTAAGGTGAAGCCGCAGGCCGTACACCAATGGGTGCTCGCCGGGCGCGTGCCGCCGCTGCGCGCGCTTGCCGTCGAGGCAGCGACCGGTGTATCTAGGAAGGCCCTGCGGCCGGATATCTACCCATGAAACCAGACCTCACCGCCGTCGTGCCCGTCGAGCGCGTCCTTGAGCTCGCCAAGCGCGCGCCGGTCTTTCCGTGCCGCAGGGCAGACCAGACCGACCAGGACGGGCGCGTCCTAAAGGCCAAAAGCCCGCTCACCCGCAACGGGTTCAAGGACGCCACCCAAGATGAGCAGCAGATCCGGCGCTGGTGGGCCGCGAGCCCAGAGGCGCTAGTCGGGGTGCCGACCGGCTCCATCACCGGGCTCGTGGTCATCGACTACGACCACCGCAGCGCCTCGAGCGCGGCGCAGGACTGGATCAGCGAGCACCAATCTGACCTCACCAAGACGCGGGTGCATCAGACCGGCGGCGGTAGCGGCGGGCGGCATTACCTCTTCAAGGCGCCGGCTGGTGTCAAGATCAGGGGCGGCGCGTCCGTCGTCTTGGGCAAGGTGAAGCGCGCGGGGCTCGACATCCGCGCCGAGGGCGGCTATGTCATCTGGTGGCCGCTCCACTACGGCCAGAGCGGGCCGATGGAAGAAGCGCAGCCGCTCCCGGCGGGGCTCATCGACGAGCGCCGGATGGACCTTGAGCTGCCCGCCGAGGTCGCGGCCAGGATGCCGCCTCGGCCTGGTACGAGTCAGGACTTCCAGCGCGACCTGCCGCGCGTCACCGAGGCGATCGCGCACATCGACCCGGAGGGTTACGACGCTTGGTTGATGGTCGGCATGGCGCTGCACCACGCATCAGGCGGCGCAGACGACGGCCTCGAGCTCTGGGATGCGTGGAGCTGCGGCGGAATCACCGGCGTGCTGCCGGCCTCGTACGCCGGGCGCGCCGATATCGAGTACCGGTGGCAGAGCTTCCACCTTGACCGCGGCGGTGGCGTCACGCTCGGCTCCCTCTTCAACGCCGCCCGCGCCGGCGGCTGGGCGCCAGTCTCGGAGGCCGTGCGTATCGGCCCGCCGCAGCGCGATGAGCCGGGGCCAGACTACGGCGATGTGCCCGAGGCGCGCGGCATGGAGCGAGTGCGTGAGCCGGATGCTGCGGTAGTATCGCCGGGCGTTACCAGCGCCACGGGGTTCTCGGTCGTGCTGCGCCATGTCGCCGAAATTGTCGAAGAGAACCGCGAGCCGGAGTGGCTCCTGCACCATGTCATCGAGGCCAAGGTCGTCGCCGTCCTGGCGGGGCCGCGCGCGTCGTTCAAGTCATTTATCGCCCTCGACTGGGCCATGCGGATCGCCAA